CCTGTAATTAATTCACTTCTATCTACAAATTTACCGTCTTTAGCATACAGTTGACTTGTAATTCTTCTTGGTTGTAGATCATCAATGAAGGTTGCCTCTTTAGGCGGTGCCACCAGGGGAGAGAATGGCACGCCTTTTATTTGAGAGTAAAGTTTTGAGACTTCACTAGGGTAAAATTTGTAAACAGCAGGGTTTTCTGATCGTGCATTTATAGTTATATCTGCACCTGGGGCTGTGCTTCTATAAGCACTGCCACCCATAGAACCAGATGCACCGTAGCCTTTTGCTAATCTCATGGCTGCTTGTTGTGCTTGTTGCTCTGCTATTTGTTCTTCTGTTAGCTCTGGTGTTTTGTCTCCACCTAAAATATTTTCTATATAATCATTTATATCAAAATTATCAAAGATAAAATCTCTTTCATACATTCCTATACCACCAGTCATACCGCCTCTTCTAAAACCTTGTGGCATCATTTCTGGTCTTCTTATCTTAGGTATAATTGCTTCTATTCCTGCAATTTTTCCCGGTTTTACCAAAGGAGTAAAGTCTGATGACTCTCCTATCATTGAAAGTATTTCACCTAATTTTTCTAGTTTATTTTGTTTTTCTAAATCTTTTTGAGCCTCATCAACGGCCTCATCAACACCTGGCATACCACCCATAAAATAGCCTGGCACATCATAACCAAACTTGTCTTCTACTAAGGCAGGGTTTTCTTTTGCTAGTGCCTGTATCCCTTTGTTTCCTTCAGATAATTTTTTCATATTTAATTTGCAGTTATATTGATGGATATGTTTCCGTTAGTTTTAACAGAAAGTGATCCTACTGATGCAGTCATCTCAAAGCCTTGTGGATTGCTTGGAGTATGTAACTGTATCCATTGATTGCCAGCATAAACCTGTAAAACATCAATAGATGTATTCCATATTACATCACCAGCGTTAAAATTTAAAGATGATATTTCAGCATCACTAAACTGTGGAGTAGAGTTTGGATCAAATCTACCTAAGTTTATTTCAAGTATTCTAATTAATCTGTTAAAAGTTCCTGCCTCTACTTGACCATTTGCTTGAGGTAATCTTGTTTCAAGTAGTTTAGCCACTATCTTCTACCGTCTGTTTTAACATCTATTCTACTAGAGCCTAGTCTCCATTTAAAACCTGTTCGCACGCCTGTATCTGCGTCATCATCAGATTGAACTCTAAGAACTAGCTGTCTGCCTCTAGCACGTGTAAAATTTTGTTGCGTAGAGCTAGTGACATCGTTTGTTGAATTGGTAGTTAAAGTATCGCCCGGAAAGTTACGAGTTTTAAGAACAAAATTTATTTGTCCATCAGACGCAGACGAACCAAAAAATTTTACATCAGGAATAATTTTGCTGACAAAACCAAAACTGTCACCATCTTCTATATCTATGTCGCCTGACTCTATAAAAACATTGTCCATTGGTGATCCGTCATCATCGTCAGAGTCTTCATGCACATATAAGTATCCTGTGTCGTTGTCTTTACCTGTTGCTCTTGGTTTTTCAAATACACCTTCATCTAGCCAAGCTGTTCTTGATAAATTACCTATGCTCCAAGCACCCTCTAAATAGTTATAAGTTACATATCTATCTATTTCAGTTGAGGAAGATGAGCAATAAAACCAACCAACTTCATTAAACTCTTTGTTTGTAAAGGCTATAGTTTTAAATGCTTGAGAGGAATTAAAATCATCTAATACATAATTTAACACACTGCATACTAATCTTTTTACTGATCCTGAATAGGTATAAAATCCATCTCTTGCCATCCAATACACGCTATCTGGTGCGTTTATAGCTGCATTAGGGGATATAAGTCCTACATTTTCGTTTATGAGATTAACACCAAAAGTAAAAGGTGCACCTATAAACTGCATACTATATAAAGATGTATCAGTCCAAATAAGTATTTCTTGTCTTGATCTTAAACCACCTATTATTTGTGATCCTGATGATAGTCTTAATGAACCTGCTGTATTGGTAGCAGTAGGCTCCCAATTAGTTGCACTTTCTTGATCTGAAAAAGCTATAAGCATAGGATCTATAACACCTGATCTTGAGCTACCACTAATCGGATCAGCACCTAAAACTATAACATGTCTATCAATATCACTTACAATTACTTGCAATGCTTTAGTTGGTGTAAGATTTGCACCACTCAAACTACTTAACTCTACTGCTCTAGTGCTTGTTTCGTTAGTTTCATCCCAATAATAAATACTGCCTGCTCTTGGATTTATAATTAAATCTTCTCCAAAAGCATCGTGTGACCACAATCTTAACTGTCCAGTTTCTGTTAGTTCGGTTTTTGAGCCCCAAGTACCGTTATTCCAAGCACCAGCACCCCAACCTGTCGATGTAACAAAAACATCTAAACCAACATTTATTTGATAAGCACCAACCACAGAAGATCCACCATTACCACTATCTGAAGAGTTTGCAGTCACTGTAGCACCAGAACTATCTTTAGCCTCTATTTGATAACTGTTTGTATTTACCACAGTTGTTATTTGATATTCTTGATTTAATACCGCAGCAGTAATATTTCCACCTAATGAGGCGGCTCCACTAAATGTAACAAAATCGTTTTGAACAGCCCCGTGTGAGGTGTCTGTTACAGTTATTGTAGCATCACCATTTGTAGCAGAGAATGTGACATCACCAGCAGATGTGGTTGATCTTATTGGGGTAACATCATCAAAATCAGAGCCTTGTTTTATGTAATATTTGAAAGTAGTACCAAGTCCTAAATATTTAGTTGCGTCTAAAGCAACCCAACCTATTAATGCCCTGCCTGTGCCTAAGTAAGACGCATCAGTTCCTTTTTCCCAACCACCTATTTTTTCTGGTAGTCCTTTTCTAAACCTAACTAAATTACCATCTGTCCAACCACCCTTACTCATAAGATCAGTCATCTCTTTGTTGATGCCTGGATTAAATTGTAATTTAGTTAATGGCACGGCTATACCTCATGCCATTCTTTGCCTTCAAATAATAAGGCTTCTGCTTCTCTCCTTCTTATTAAACCTTGTAAAACTTTACCGCCTGCTTTGTTCCAACGTTTAATTTGTGCAGGAACTCCATCGTAATCTTTATCGTTTAATACTTTTAATAAAGTAGAGTTTTTTAAATTAGTTGATCCAAGATTAAATGTCCAAGATACCAAAGCATCAAATTGATTTTGTTCTAATGGTACCTCAACAAGTTTGTTTACAGACTCTTCAAATACCTCTACATCTTCAAGTAGTAACATGTCTGCTCTTTCTTGTGATATTTCCATACCTTCTTTTACATCGTTAGTGCTTCCATAGCCTATAGTCCAAACACCTGCTGCACATTTATAAGACTCAAGTTTGCAACCTTCAAATTTTTTAATTAAAGACAATCCCTCTTGTGATATTTCCATATTACTCTCCTTTATCGTTGGTGTGAGACGCTCCAAAATAGAACGAAATAATTGCACTAGCTAATCCTCCTAAATAACCAAGCACTAAATTTATTAATGCTTCACTGTTTTGCTCTGGTGGTTGTAGTGTTACTAAGAATATATATCCTAGAAAACCACCTATAGTGACCAACCCTATAATTCTAGCTGTCCAATCTTTACTAAACAAACCTCTTGCGTGTTGTTTGTCTTGTGTTTCTAGTTTAAAAACATCTACATCAAGCTCTTTCATTTGTACTTCAAACTCTTGTTCTGCTTTTTTAAGCTCTAACATTTGTTCTGGTGTTGCATTTTGCATGGCTTGTTGTATTGATTTTTGGTCATTAGATACTCCAAGCACTTGTGCAATTTTATTCATAGCCATATTACCTAACGGGCCACCCATAGCTGATCCTAATGTAGGAGCAACAGCTCCCACGATATTTTTTAATAATCCTTTCATACTAATATACTCGTTAATACTGCTATACCAATAGCACCAAGAAAACCAAACACTCCAAATGTTGCTGCTTTCATAGTTGAATTAATATAAGTTATTTCTTCTTTTATATCAGAAAACTCATTAAAAGCAGTTTTCCAACGTTCATGTGATATGGTTTCTAACTTTGTTAGTCTCTCTGCTACATCATTAACTGTCATTTTTTTATTAACCATTTTGTAATGTATATATTTTAATTGGCTTTTCTTTGCCTTTAACAAAAATACTATCAAGTTGCTTTAGTATTATTTGATCACTAAAGGTACTTGAACTGATAGTATCATAACCTATAACAATATCTTCTCCAACTTCCTTAGTTGAACTTTCAAGCCTAGCTGCAAGGTTTACTGCATCACCTATTGCTGAGTAATCAAACCTAGTATCACTACCCATGTTACCTACGACAGCGTATCCAGTATTAACACCTAGTCCTATTTCAATACCAAGATTAGCTTTTTTAATATTGTTTTGTATTTCTTCAGCACATAACACAGCTATAGTTTCATGATTTGGTAAATCTATTGGTGCGTTAAATATGGCCATCATTGCATCGCCAATATATTTATCTACCATGCCACCATATTTTTTAACTGCATCAGCTTGTATGGTTAAAGCTTTGTTCATAATTTTAGTGACTTCTTCTGGTTCTAGCTTTTCTGACATGGCAGTAAAGCCTCTTACATCACTGAATAGAAACGTGCAATATCTTTTTTCACCACCTAATACCAAAGAATCAGGGTTGTCTTGTAATTTTTTAACTTGGCGTGGATCGAGATAATGTTCAAACTGTTTTTTGATCTGTTGTCTTAGTTTGTATTGTTGTCTAAATCTTAAATAAAAAGCTATTGATCCTGTTATAAACTCTGATATTAATGTCCAAGAAACATCTATTAATAATCCTTTTTGTATGAGTATATATCCTACACTAGCTGTAATCATCATTAGTGCTGTGCCAACAGCTATACCCCAAGTAATACCTAATAAATGCAAAGCGAACCAAATTAAAGAAACAAATAATATTAATGAAAGTATTTCTACAGCTAGTGCATAATCTGGTATATAAGGACTATCTTGTATTAATATACTTTCTGCTAAGGCTGCTTGTATTTTATGCGGCTCTAACAATCCAACAGGTGTTGCAATTTGAGGCATAACTCCATTTGCAGTAACACCAACAAATACAAACTTGCCTGCTACATACATTTGTCTAAGATTGGTTTGCTCTGTATCCACCCAACTTATCCACTTACGACCTAAGCTATCTGTTTTAACAGGTGGTATTCCTTGTATTGATATTTCTTCAATACCATTATCATTAGTTTTTATAATATAAGTTTTTACATCAAACAGAGCTTTATATATTTGTGTACCAAAACTAGGTATCCATTCGTTATTAGGTGTTTTAACTAAAAGAGGTATTTTTCTTACAAGTAAATCAATATCTGTGGGAGCAACGGCCAACCCTTGTAGTGAATAGTTGGATAATAGAGGTAGGTTTTCCTTTACTCCCGTGGTCATTATACCACCATTTGTGTTACCTAACACTACTGTACCAGGACTCGGAGGAAAATTGCCTTTACCGTCTTCAAACATAGCAATTACTGATGGGGCATAATCT